ATGAGTGAGCACTTTTACCGGATGCGTACCATCTTCGCGGTGCACGAAACCGAGAAAGCGATGGAAGTGCTGTCCGGCGGCAAAAGGCTCGTTCATTATACCCCTGCGGCAAATGCCGTGAATATTCTGCGCAGCGGTCAAATATGGCTCAGGAACGTCCGGTTAATGAATGACCTCTTGGAGGTGCATCACGGGTTCAATTTGTTGCAAGCAGTAACAAATCCATCCGCAGGCACCCCCATAGAGCAGAGCATTGTAAACCTTACAATTGCCGTCAACACCATCTTTCCGGGGTTAGCCGAAGAGGCAACACAAATCTTCAGCTCCCATAACCATAACCTGCGGCACCAATCGTTCGTCGCATGCCTGTCTGTTCATGACCCAGTCGAAGACAGGTATGGTCGCCTATCTATGTGGCGCTCGTATTCAGCCAACCAGGTGGGTGTCGCAATCGTGATAAATCCGCAGCCACTGCAGCAATTTGTGACCAACTTCGGCGTCGTGACAAGCCCGGTTTATTATCTGCGCGAGCAGCAGGTCCAGGCAATGGTTACTCAGCTTGCCAACAATATCCGGAGCGCGGCTGACTACATCAGAACTGTTCCGCGAGACGAGGTGAAAGGCTGGTACTTTCATTTGTTGAGGACAATTGCCACGTGCAGCAAGCATCCGGGTTTTCAGGAGGAACAAGAATGGCGCATCCTGCACACTAGATTCATGGACGATCGAGCGCCACTCCTGGAGGAAGTGGAAACGATCGGCGGAATTCCTCAAGTCGTCATGAAGTTACCGCTACGGGATCACCCAGATAAGAACGTATTTGGCATCTCTCTTCCCAATCTTATTGAAAAGGTGATCGTTGGCCCTTGTCAGTTCCCTTGGGTGATTTGCGACGCTTTGCTTCTTGAGATGAACCGCGCCGGTATACCGGATGCCATCAACAAGATTGTAGTGTCAGAGATCCCTTTGCGCACCTAAGCCGATGGCGCCCCATGCCGGAGCAAAGTAAGCGGCTAGAATCAGCCGCTTACAGTTGTGTGAGACAAGCCTCCGTCTTGTAGATTTATTACACTCTTTGACTTCTATGTCTCACGTGCCGAGCAACACTGCTCCCCGCCAAATCCGCAACAATGCCGCTCGACGCGGGATAGCACCCTATTTGCCAATTATTGGCATCAATTCCCAATCATGCTCTGACTTTTGATGAAGCACGCCTTTCAAATCGGGGTGTTTACCATTCTTCCCATCGATCTTCACTCTAAACGGAAATTTGGGCGCGAGAGATGAAGACTCTCCAATAAGCGCGCCATTAAACCGGGCTCCATTGCCTACTACGATCCCAGGGGTAAAGCCCTGTTCAAATATCGAGGCGTTAGTTGGCATCACGGTCACATCGTGCTCACTGGTGCTTTCATCGAATAGGAAGAGGAACCGCGTCCGAGGCTCGGTAAAGTGGAGCGCTTCAATGGTGACTTGCCTCTCGGATGCAGAAAGAGTTTCAACAGTTGCCTGCAAATTCGAGAAGTTCGCAAATTGGCGCGTGAACGCATCATTACCTTTGGCCAGATCGAGAACTTGGCGAAGCGTCACCTCGAGCCCTTGGTTGAACAAGTCCAAGTAGACCGTTTGCATCAGAATTGGAGGTATTAAAGCGGCATCCATTTTGATCGGAACCAGCCTCATCTTCCCCTGCGACGCCTTCATCAGGCCGTTCTGCCACTCCATGCCAACCATTTTACTCCCAAGACTGTTGGCGGACACGAAGAATAGAAATAGGTCGGCCGCCCCGAGGCCTTGATTCATCTTGTCGATGATGCCTTCGCCAGGTTGTATGCTCCAGCTGTCGTAGAAGATATTGTCTCTTCCAAACGCCTTGGCCAACTCGACCGCAAACTGTTCAACGACTGGCTTATCTTTGTAGTTATGAGATAGAAAGATCACCTTTTGCCCTCCATGACGATCGCAACACTAGCTGGAGACAAGAGCAAATTGCAACCTGGATGGCACTCGGAGGCGGGCCACCTCCAAGTAGCCGAAATCAATGACTTGCCGAAAAGCTGGACACTCACCTGTCCAGCTTTTTCATTATGCTTTCTGAAAAAGTGTCCAGCCGCCTTTGAGGCAATATTGACTCTGGCGGCACATGAACATAGCTAGAACGCGGACGCTGGCGGACGCCATTTACGACATGCGGCTTTGTTGAAACCTCGATCGAGGAGGAAAGCGCATGTCTGGGGATAAAACCCTGCGGGACTTCAAAGAGCCCTTCATGGAGATTGAGTGCCGGAACTGCTCCCGGAAGGGTCGGTACAAGGTCGCTCGACTGATCGAGAAATGGGGTCCGGATCTATTGATCAGGTCCTATATCGCCAGCCTGGGCATGACTTGCCCGAAGTATGTGCGCAATGACCGCCACGGCCGCTGCGGGATCGGCTGCCCGCAACTGACCTATATGTTCTCCCCTGCGCCTTTCACGGAAGAGTACGCGCAGAAGCAGATCAGCGGCGAAGCTGGTTCCCCTCGCGCTGGCTTGCCTCAATCCTCTGAAGGATCTCACGAGTAACGCGCATGTCGGCGGCAAGGCCATTGAGCGCGCTCTCGACTGCTCGCATTGAAGTTGCCGCTTCTACCGCCTGTTTTTCCATGGCGGCGATGCGCAACTCGTGATTGTCGAGCTGTCGGATAGAGACCTCAGCGGCCGTGATGCGCCGGTCAAGGCGGTCCAAGGCTTGCGAATGAATATCCTGGCTAGAACTTAGGCGCTCCCATGACGCTCCCCATGTCATGATCGCGCCCACGAAGCCAAGCAGGATCACCACAGTGTTGAGGTTCCACTCCCATTTCCATGCTGGTGCTCTGACGCTTGTCATTTCATCACCTTGTAGCTGCCCCATTACCGCCCCTCGTGTCTGCCCATGCAATGCAATGCTGATGGTTATCGCGCCTCGCCGTGACGGACGCATTCCGCATTCGACCAGACGCCGCCGGCGCAAAGCCCGACGACAGTCCGGTCTATCTTCCGCTGATCTGCCGGCGTCGCCCCTCGCGCGCCGACCAGGTCAGTTCCAACGACCTGCCGCAGACCGTCGACACTTGCTGGCGGCAAAGTCCCACACGCCGCCCCCATCGAGGCATAGGTCATAGTCAGAGCGAGCATCACCCGCCGAAGTAGCCGACGCATTGTTTCGCCTTTCAATCGAGGCCTTGAAAGATTGGGCACCGTTCTCACGAATTTCGAGAACCACCCAGGTGATGGCGGCGAGCAGCAGCACGCCGCCGAGGACCTTCGGCCAGGGGATCATGCCGCGCCGTCCGTGAGCGCGGTTCGGATGTCTCGAACCGCGGCGATGATCTGATGCCGAAGCACCAGGCCGACGCCGATCGCCACGATGCCGACAACCCCGATCGCCAGCACTGTCGTCCACTCCGCGCCGGCGAGCGCGGAAACCGTGGTGCCAGCCGCAGAGGCGCCCCCGAAGAGCCAGCCCCAGAGGCTGGTTTTCTTCTTCACCTCTTTCTCGACGGATGCCGGAACCGTCGGCTTGTCCTCTGTGACAGGCGCCGATTTCACTTCCGGCTTTGCCGCCTCGCCCGGCACGAGAGCGACAAGCGCCTTGTGCAATGCGGATCGAGTCTTCGGGCCGACGTCTCCATCGACATCGAGGCGATGATCAGCCTGAAACTGCAGCACGTTGTCAGCACGGTAACCGAGGACCACGAGCGAGAGCCGGCCGAGCCGGTCAATGCGATCGGCGAACCCGTTCTTTCCGCCGTTGATCCTTTTCGTGATGGTCTCGATATCGCCCTGGTCGGCCCACTTGTTGAGATCGCGCGTATCCCAGTAGAAGATCGGCACCAGCCCCTCCCAAGGGTCGGTGTTGACCGCATCGGGATCCTCGACAAAGTCCGGGCAATCAAGGCCAGCCTTTCGGCACCAGTTCCGAAACTGCCGGTAGTTGTTCTTGCCGGTCAGCTGCATCGCCGTTCGGCCACGATACTTGAAGCCGTCGCCATCACGCTCCGGAGTGTTGCCGAGGTCGACGCGGATATCATAGCGCTCCTGCGCCGGCGTTGGTCCCCAGATCTCGCGATCAAACCTGAAATCGCCGCCTTCGTGCATCAGCTGCGCCAAGTATTGCGCCAGGCGGTGGGGCTTATCTAAGCCGAACAGGTCGCCATACCGATCAAGTGCGACCATGACCGAGTTTAGGTTGCTGCTGTTGACCGGCCCTTTTGCGGCCATGCGGATCTGTTGCGCGGTGATAGCGCCCATTGCTCTTTTCCTCTTTACTAAAAGGCATGGCCGATCATCACCGCAACGGCATGAAACCGATGGAGCGGGAGGATGATGGGCTATGATTGGGAATGGCGCGCTGGCGCCGGATAAAGGTCGTTAAATACGGAACCGAGGCGGCCGGTTGAGGCGGTTCGTCCGCCATGCTATCGCAGCACTGTGCAACCGAGACACCTCAAGATGAACGACAAGATCGCCCAGCTTTCCAAGCACAAAGCATTCGTGTCAGACATCGCACGTAGCAAGCCTTGCGACTTATTGATTGCCACTGAAGACGCAACTTGTGTCGATGTCACCACCGGCAAACCGGACAAAATCTCTAAGAGAGATCGTTTCAGCGTCTATGAAAACGGCGATGGTCTTTTCCTGCTCGGCTATCTCGTCGGAGCGCGCCGCGTCAGGATCGAGCGCGCCGACTTTCACAGCTTCATTCGAGAGAGCGAATATTAGCCGTCGGATCGGTACTGACGGTTTAATTAGCGGTCGCTAGCTTTTAAAAACCAAACCCTGCTCCGACCAAGGGAACCGGATGACGCGTGTCCCCTTCTCTTCAAAGATCCTGTCGAACTCCCAGGTGGGCGCAACTAAGTGCCCATAGTTGTCGAGCAAAAGAGGCGCGCCGCGGGATAGCCTCTCCCACACAAAGTTAATGCCTCCCTCGACTACCCCGAGATCGATGTGAGCAAAGCAGATATTCCCTTTGACCCTCGCAACAGATTCCGGAGCGTCTACCAATCCAACAACAAGCTCGGTGTTTTCATACTGTCTCTTCAGCCGGACTTCGACCTCTTCCGTGCACATTGTGGCTGTTGGGTCAGGCATATGGGTCTCGAACAGATCCATAGCGAAGAGCTTACGGTTCTCATTAAGAAGGCTTAGCATTCGGGCCATGTACCATGTGCTGCCACCCTGCCATGAACCCATTTCCACGACATCACCCTCGAATTTGAGGCCATATCGAAGAAGCTCCATCAGGAACTTGATCTTCGGCATCCCCATCATCGATACCGGCACTTCCTTTGTGTCGAAGAAAAGCTTCTGATAGATCTCTTCCTGAGCAAAAACGTCGACCTCAACAGTCGATTTGTAGTCGATGCTAAGAGGTACGTAGCAGCTTGCCTGCGGGTATAACTTGGCGATCTTACTCTGATATCCGTAAGCGCGATCATATTCGCAAACGAGCACCAGGTTCACGTCGGGGTTGATCTCAGCAGTCTCACCGACCACCTTAGCCCCTTTGTAAGTTATCCCCTGTAACCACTCGCGAGGGTCGTACACAACTGATACGTGGTCTGGGTGCCAATTTATAAGGTGTTTCGCGTATTCACCAAAGCCCACCAACGCTGCCCTAGCGCCCGGAGCCGTCAGCCTAGATCGCATCTGCGATAGTGCGGCGTGATCTACGATATTGGATGGAGTGGCTTCAATTGCATAAGTCATGCGATCCTCTTAAGAAAACCTGAAGTGACGCCGCTCCCTAACTGACGCCATGCCAGCTAGCGCCGAAATATAAATATCGGGCGCGCCTTCAACTTAACGAAGAGAACACGATGCTCAAGCCCAAACAGAAAGATCTTCAGTCCCTTATATTTGGTATCCTCGCCGGCGGCACTGGTGTGGCGATCTGTGGCACACCGTGGGAAACACTCCTCCCCGCGGTAGAGAGCGACACCACCGCAGCTAAGACGTTGGATAACCTTATCGATTGGTACAGCATCTCAGGGCGCCAGGTAGCCAACGCAGAGCCTGATGAACGAGGGCGCCTGGGTTTTGACGACGCGTCTCAGGACGTGATTGTAATTAGAAGGCTGACAGATAAGCCAGAGGACGTGGGAAGGCTCCTCTCCGAAATAACTCGATCTCTGAAAACCGACGGACACTTGATAGGAGAACTGCCGTCGCTACCGTCTTCCGAGACCGACCTTCCTTTCGCTGTAACCCCCTATGGCTTCACCGGTCTCCTGCACGGATCTGGTCTGCGGCTACTGAAGATACACCCTGGCCCGAATGCAATGAGCAATTACATCCGAAATTTGCCGGGCATTGTCTCGGCAGACGAATCCGAAGGGGACGACGTTATCGATCGAGCGATGATCGAATACGGGCTTGAACAAGGCGGATTTAAATCAGCCAACGTGATGCGGCTGATGTTTTCCACCACCTTCGTTTTTGATTGCGCCAAGCTTGATCTTCTCAACTAGCCCTCTATTGTCGGCGCGCCAATCGGGAGCATCAATATGTACGAGCGATATTCGCTTCTTCAGACCGCATCAAATTTCGACCTGACGACCGTTGAGGGACGTCGGGGGTCTCACGCGGTTCTTACGGACCTGTTTTATGACCTTCAGAGCTTCATTCGCCCGAAAACGTTCCTTGAGTTTGGGGCTTTCGATGCAGGCTTCTCGAAGCAGATCAGGACCCTGCATCCCCACGCGAAGGTTATCGCTTTCGAAGCGAACCCATACAACTACAAGCATTTCACCGAAAACTTCGACTTCCGCGCCGCCGGCATAGAGTACAATCATCTTGCAATTTCAGATCAAGACGGAGGGTCAATATCCTTCCAGATCCAGAAGTCTCGCGACGGAACTCCGGTAACTCCGGTGAAAGGTGACGACAGCCTGCTGAAGAGGAACGTTAGTGATCCTCATGAGGTTTATCGGAATGTCGACTACGAGACTGTAACGGTCGATACCGTCACGCTGGACGGCTACCTCAACGATGCCCAGTTCGGCCTCGACGATTTCTCCGCATGGATCGATGTCGAAGGCGCTCTGAAAACTGTTCTGGCCGGCGCGAAGAAAACTTTGGCCCGTACTCACAGCATCCTCATTGAGATTGAAGAAAAGCCGCACTGGGGCGGCCAGTGGACCGGACAGGACGTAGAGGAGTTTCTTGGCTCTCTCGGCTTCCGCCCTGTAGCGCGCGACTTCGAATTTGAACACCAGTACAACGTCATTTTCGTGAAGGAAGCCGTTATGCGTCACTTCGGCTTCAACCAGATGATGGTCAAATATTTCGAACGTATCGGCAAGGCAAAGACAGAATTCAAGTCCGCCTGATTGGTCTATTCGGCCACACGGTCACTTATTGTGCCGTGTGGCTATCGCCCGGTCATCTTCCTATTCAGCCGTCAAGCTCTTGATCATTTCGTCGGATTTAGCCAGGCGCTTGGCCAGAGACGCAGCCATATCACTGCATTGGCTGTGAGCCTCAGTCGCCGCCGTAAGCTGCGACTTGAGCGCCGACACTTCCGCTTCAAGAGCCACAACCCGCATCAGAGCGGATCGGGTTGTTTCATTCATGATCTGCGAAGTTTCGAACCCCTCAAGGTCAACATCTTCGGCCGGCACAGCCTCTTCTTTCAAGACCTCGCCATTGAGGATAATCTTGCGGAGATAAAGCGCGTGCACGCCTTGAAGAGAACCATCATTCCCGTAGCGGATGAGGATTTCGTAGGGCGTTTTGGTATCTTGAATTGCCATTTAATTGATCCTCTATCTTATGAGACAACGGCGCCATCGGGCCACCGCCAGCTCGCACCGTCTGATATCGCCTGCCTCTTACTGCTCGTCCCGTTCGAGACATAAATCACGCATTGCGCGTAGATCGCAGCCGAGGGAAGTGTCGACACTGTGAACGTCGGGATGCGTAACGGGCTCAGTGCTGAAATTGGCGCCGCACCCTTCGCCTGCAGGTTCAACGGGACGTTTGCGTCGGTCCCAGCGGCGTTGATCAAAGGGCCGAAGCCGGTCGTCGCTGCGACAAACTGCAGGAAGTTTGCGATCGCCCCTCCCCCTTGCAGGTTTAGTGCGGTCAGCCCGTTGATCAGGAAGTTTGCGCCTGATGCGGAAGTCTCAAACCTAGCGGGAATTTCCGACGTGCCGTTCCAAATCTTAGGCTTCCCGCCCGGCCAGTTTTTGAACTGGTTTCCGTAGTGCTGGAAGTTCGTAACCGACGGATCAACGAGAATGCCGCCGTCGAAAGTAGATGACCCGGAGGGTGGATACACGAACGTGTTGTTCCTGATGATGACGTTGTCACAACCTGCGAGCAGTCTAATCAAATAGGCAGCCTTCGAGTCTGGAATCAACTCGAAGACATTGTTTTCGATGATGATGTGCTTTCCGTATTCGATCTGAATAGTGTTCAGGCCAAGTGTCGTCCCGCCACCAGTTACCGACAATGCGGCGTCTACATAGATCTGCCCTCCCGCGATTTCCAAGTTGGAAACGGAATCGAAGTGCGCGAACGCCCCGGACCCCTGCCAATTGCAAGCAATGAACTTGAAGAATGGTGGGTGCCATGATGCCTTGGAGTTAGGAACGGCAAGCTTGAACCATGGCCCGATATTAGTTCGGCCAAGGCAGTTCGTAGCGATAATGCCTTCAAGAGACCCGCTATCGCCGGGGTTCCCAAGCACCTCCATGAAGATGCCCATATTGTTGGCATCAATTGAGCAGCTGTTGAATTCGTAGACATAAGACTTGTCGTCGTTGTCGTGGCTCAGAAAGTGAAAGCCGACTTGTGTTGCGGCATCACGTTCGGCAGGGGTGTTTCCCGAATTAGATCCAGTTGTGCAGACGACGTTCCACATCTTTGTGTTAGTCGCACCAGTCGCCCGAATGTATTCCTCAAAGCAACTATCGGCACTAAATGAAGAAAAGCGAATGTCGCGCAGTTCGAATATCCCGCTGTTGCGGTCGAAAATTGCGTCAATGCCTCTCTTCGGTCGATTCACCGATGAGTTGATGTTGATGTTTTCAAGTGAAAGCGACGCAAAATAGGTCTGGGAAACAAGTCCGTGCTCAATCACGGACGCCCCGGCGGTGTTTGCGATTAAACGAGTCTGGAGGTTTCCAGCGCCTTCATAGCGGATAGCGCGCGCACCGGAGCCGATCGGCGCCGAAAGGCTGTAATCCGCCCTCTTCAGCTGCACGCGACCGCCATTGTCCGCGACCTCATTGACGATTGACTGGATTGCTGAACCTGTCTGAGTTGGAGTCAGGTTGATGTGTGGCGGCTGAACGGCGCTGGCCGCAGCGCCCACAAGCGAGACAGCTTCAGCAGCAGCAGCCTCAGCGGCCGCCTGCGCCGCCTCTGCAGCAGCAACAATCGCCGCACTAGCCAGATCGCTAACCAACCGGAACGTTGAGCCCGAAACGACGCCCACCACGATCATGCCCGACGGCAAACCGGCAACGACGGGATCGTTGCCACTATTCGTCTTAATGGTGAGCGCCGAACTGCCGTTGAAGCTGACGGTCACTGGAGAAGACGTGTTCGTCTCAAAGATGTTCAACAGGATCAGCGCCGACGCGCTAACTGGAATGCTTGTCGTTGCCTGAATGGCATTCGCGGTGCCTGCGCCCGCGTCCGCTGCGGTGATGAACGAATACGGCAGATCACCGACACGTACCCACGAGCCGGCACCGGACGCACCGACCTTGCGATATACACCATTGTTCGCGACAATCGCATCGCCCATCACCCACGCCTGCTGGTTTGCCGGATAGGTCAATGTGGCGTCGGCCGCCGCCTTGCTGGCAAACAAGATGCCGCCGCCCGCCTGAAACGACAGGAACATCCGTTCCACCTCGGTGCCCCAAACTTGAGCATCCTGGTTGTTCACGGAACGCGAACTTCCCGAGGCTTCGTGCGGTGCAAAGATATCGTTGGCCGTTTTCGTGAAAACAGACATTCAAACTCTCCGATAGGGATTGTGTCCTGGAGCTGCAAGGCGTTTAAGGAACCCATACAGCGAGTGTGTAAGTGCGCGGGGCGCCATCTACGCCGCCACTTGTCCTGGTAACCAACCGCCATTGGACGGTGTGCTCTGGGCCAAACGCATTCGAGTAGCTGTTGTTGAACGTGAGGTCCTGTCCCGGCATGGCATTCTGTTCGCTGATGGTCACCCAGCCCCCGTAGCCACTACCGGTGTCGACGCGACGATCGAGCCTGATCGACGCACACCACAATTCGGCGGCTTCAACGATCACATTGAGCGTGCCAACGCCGGTTGATCCGCCGCTTGTGCCACCGGAAAGAACGGTCGGTTGTCCGCAAGGCGTGTTATCGACACTGACGGTCACGTGTAGCGCCGGCGAGAAATAGCTTCCGTCGTCGCCGTTGAAGATGCGGACGCGCGCGTCGACCTCGGCGCCCAACACGTCTGTGGCGGCATAGGCGTAGTTGAACACCTCGACCATGCCCTGCCAGGGACCGGGCAATCCACCGGAATAGACGCGGTAGTTCGCCTCGATTGTGGTGGTCGGCACAGCGGGCAGAATATAGGCGATGCGCAGTTCCTTCGCCCCACCAACCGGATAGGTGATCTGGATGGCGGCCGTCGGCGCAGCTGGCGCTGGCAACGAGCTTTCATATTCCATCTCCGGTATCGCCTCCGGAGCAACGGCCTCGTCAGTCGCCGGGTTCCACGCCGGCAGCGATGGCCAGACGGCAAAGGGTACCTCTATCGTGCCCCGACCGTCATCGACGCGCGGCGGCTGAAATCTAACCTTTTCGACATCACCGAGATCCGGCAACTCGACCTCGCCGTAGTAGACCCCCCACGCAGCCAATCCCGCCATGTTCGTTGTCGCCACACCTGTGTCACCGCGCGCAAGGGCAAAGCGCCGCCGCGCAATGCGCTGCGCCTGGCTGGCCGATGGACAGAAGGGAAGCTCAACATCATAAAATTTGGGGCCATATCGCGTGACCTCTTCGTCGATGCGTGCCCACAAGATGCCGGTCATATCGATGTCGGCCATCTCATAGTTGCGCTCGGGCGAGTAATAGGAGACGCGACAGATGTTCGGCCGCTCGACAGCCTCGGGACCAGACATCCAGTCCAGATCAATAATATCGCACGGTCCCAGAGACAGTTCACTCGCAGGATTATCGTCGATCAGCTCGAACCAGATTTTACCGGCCGCCGTCATGCGGATCTCGGCGCCGATAGAAACTAGAATATCCTCCATCGTTTCCCGGCGAGCACCCTCCCACGCCCACATGCCGCCGCACCTTGATCGCTTTTCGGTCCCGGTTTTCGTCGCAACGTTGACGTCAGCCTTCACCGCCTGTGTGGTGATCAACGGCCAATCGAAGCGGTCGGCAGTAAATGCAGGGTCGCGGCGCAAGACGTGAACCGCATTGAGGATACCGTTTTCGTTCCAGACCCATGTTGAAACGTTGTCCGGGTCTCCACCCTCGATTCGAGGATCGTAGGTGATCGACGCGCGAGCGATCCATTCCGTATCTGGCACGCCGCCTTGATAGAGGGTCAGATACTTCGGCTCGGTCAGCCCCGGGTTGAAATAGCTGATAAGAGACTGCGCAATGCCACGTGCACGGTGCGCCGAAGTCCAGAGCGTAGGAAACGCCGTAACGAGCGCCGGCCAAGCTGTTTCCGCGCCCGTCCCCTTCTTGTCCTCCCACTTCATCCAAGAGCCGCCGGGCCTAGTCCATGGCGGGGAAGACACTTTCCCGTCGGGATCGACAGTGACCTCCCGCCCACCGACGAAATAAGCTTCGATCGCATCTATCGGCCCCTGCAACCGGCAGACCATGCGCCAGCGCGTTGAGCCATCAGTATTGCCGAAGGCCTTGAGCCCGCCCACGCGGACCCGCCCAAGCCCCTCGATGACGGAGCTTTCACCCGATTCAAAGGCACCTTTTGCGTCTGCGGCTTTCACCGTACCCGTCGGTCTTTGGCGTCCGACTAGCGAAAGCCCGATCAGTGCGCCACCAACAATGACGTTGGCGGCTATCGTCGCGATCGTGCCTGCCGCCGTGGCTGCAATCGCTGTACTCGAAAGCAGGAAACCGTGAATGGCGGTCGCGATCAGGGATATAGGGTCTGCATGTGCGTCGGCCCCCATCGCGACGAACGATGCGCCGCTGGCAAACAGCAGTTTCAAGGATTTCATAGAATGGCCCAAGCCTTAACGATCTGCCGAGGCGTCAGATAGATGACGCCCATTTCTGCCCGCCAGGCGAAGTAGCCGCCGGCGATGAATATGCCGCCCACCTGACCGAAGCGGGCCGTCTGAATGATCCCCACATCACCCGGCTGCGGCGCTCCGCATTCGCGCAGGCCGAACTCCATCAGAGCGTCTGACCACAGTTGCTCCAGAGAGCCGGCGCAATCAATGAGACGGTGCGCCTGATCCTTGCTCGACCACTGCGGCAGTGGCACCTCGCGACCGTGCACGCGAGCGACCCATGAAGCCGCCCAACGCGAGCAATCCGATACGCCCCATAGGCAGGCAGTGTCTTGCGCTTCGTCCAGGAAACCGCGCAGCTGGTCTGCAATATCAGGCACGGATCACCTCCTGAACCTTCACCCCGACGAAATCGAGGCCCTTGTCTCCCGCAAAGCGCGCACGCTGGTCGGCCGGGTTCCACTTGCCGCCGAAGGGAAAGTTCTGCGAGTGCCAGAGGCTCTCGATCGTGAAAGACACAGTGCGGGCGCCAATGCCGCTCCAGCGGATTTTCGGCGAGGAGAGATATCCCGGAAACATCTTCTTCAGCCCCGAGGACCAGACCTCTTGCGTCTCTTGGTCGAAAGCACACCAATAGATGTCGGCGAGCCCTCCCTCCATCTCGCGGCCCTGATCCTTCACCGATCGCAGGAACTCAATGTTCACGCCGGACAGAACGATGTCCACTTTCGCAGCCTGGCCGAACCGGGGATCTTCTACCGCGTTGATCGAAACCAGCTGACCGCCAGCCGGATCGGATACCCCGCGCCATTCGACCCCGCCGACGGTCTTGCGTCCGACGCCGTTGTGCAGGCGCCATCGGCCCGACGACAAATCGAGATCCGCAAACCAAGCCCGCGCGATATGCGGCCGGCGCAGAAACGCCAGGTCCTCTTCCGAAAACAAGCTTGCCATGATCAATCCGTGAAATAGTCGCGCACGTCGTAGTCGAAGACCTCGACTAGCGTCACTGTCGCCTCATCAGCATAGCCCACGCCACGTGTCGCGCTGGCCGCATCCTCACTTTCAAGCCGCATCGCCATGACTGGATAGAGCGTGGCAAAGTCGTCGACCGTCAGCGCCTTGCGCAACGGTGGCCAAATTCGATACTCGCCATCGCCCAACTCCTCCGTGACGGTGTAGAGACCGAAGTGCAGCGGGAAGAACCCGAGATAGTCGCCCATGCCGAGCCGGTGACCCCACGCCTCATCCTGCAGTCGAATGATCGAGCTATCAAACTCGGCCGGCGCGGCGAGCTTCACGTTAGGTGCCGTCAGCTGCCAGTTCTGCCCATTGGACCACGGTTCGCCATTTCCCCACGGCATCCCGAAGCGCTCTTGGCTCGGCGAGGCAGAAAGCCCCGCTTCAAGCAACGTCATCATGTCGGGGTCGCCGAAGTTGACGCGGGTCGCGTTGGCCCCTGCATGCAATGCCGTCGCCCATCCACGATAGCGCCGGAACTTCGCGTCCTTCGAGACAGGAAATGTGAACTGCCAACGCCAGGCGCCAAAGGGCGAGGCAACGGTTTGGGTAAAGTTTCCGGCCGAGATGTTCGAAGCCCCACCTACCGCACGAGGGCCGGAGAGAGGCGCCATGGCGCGGGGCGCCAAGCCAACTGGCATAGAGATCAATCGTGCCATTACGCCCTCGTGCCGCGCGTCGATGCTGTGTGCTGATACCCGGAAACCCGCTTGCTCTCCGTCCGATCGCGCTCCGCAAGCCCGCGCTCGATTCGAGCGACCGCCGCCTGGTCAGCGCCGCGCGCGTCGATGTGGTAAGTCGGGGAATAGGCCGTCGGCTGTGAGTTCGACATTGCGCCGCCCGCTTCACCAACACGACCGCCGCGACTTCCAATTCGGATCAGTTCCGGACCATTCTCGCCGACGAGGTAGTCACGCCAGGGGTCAACGCCCCCACCAACAGCGCGGCCACCCCCGAATAGGCCTGAGAGGAAGCCGCCTCCGCCGCCAAAGAAGCTACCAAGCGGACCAGATCCAAAGAACATGGCTTCTGCACTGGCCTGAATGAGCTTGTTGATGAAACTATCGAGAGCCTTATTGCCGGTTTCGATTTCCGGAATGAGGTCCGAAAAGCTGTCCTTGAGAGCATCGCGCATGAAGTCGCCAGCTTCCTTTGCGCCCTTGAGGGCCTCCTTCTCGGACTCAATCTGCGTGACGAGATTGGCGATCTGCTGCCCTTGAGCGCTGGTAGCGTCCACGTCTGCGCGACGGAGAGACTGCATAATACGCTGCTCGGTCTTGCTCTTGCCGAGCGCCTTCTGCTCGTCTTCAAGCGACTGGATCACGCGCTGGATATTCTCGGCCTGACGCTCTTCGTCGCTCTTTCCGCCGCCGCCACCCCCGCTACGACTGCCAAGCCGCTCGAACGGAAAGCCTGACAGTTCCGGAGTCCCCCGCCCTTCCGGGGTCGGAACACGCCCGCCCGGAAGAAACTGCGAGCCACCGCCTTGAATGGCCCCGTCGGCGCTGCGATCGACACTTCCGTAAGCGCCACGGCTCGGATAAAGACCGGTGACAGCCAACCGATCGAGATTGAACTTAGCGGCTGCATTGCTCGCCGAGGTGATCTGCTGCGCCAAGCCGGCAAAGCGGACCATGAGGGCGTCAACCGCAGGAATACCGGTTTGCTGGAACAGCGCGAACAACGCTGACTGCACCGCCTCAGCATCCTCGGCCGTCGCGCCGCCCTCCGCGATTTTCTGCTGGAGACCACCGAACGCCTCCTGCAGGGCCGTAACACCTTCGGTCTCGACACCAGCCGCCTGCAGCAGCGAGACAAGATCCGCGAATTCGACATTGAGATCGCCAATTTGCCCGCGCAGGCCATCCCACTGCCGGCTTGCGGCAGCGGTGCTGGCTTCACCGATCTGTGCTATTTCCTCTGCACGCTCCAGCGCATCAGCGTATTCTTTCAGCGCGGGCACCGCTTCGCCCCAACGATCGGCCACCTGACCGATCAAGTCACGCTGACGCTCCAGCGTGCCTTCGGCGTCCGCGCCGCCGCCGGCGAGATCGGAGAAGTAGGCGAAGGCAGCACCACCGAGCGCAATTGTGCCAATCGTCAAAAGATTGACCGGAGAGAGCAACGACAGAAACGCACTGCCTAGAGCCTGAACCGCGCCGGCTGCTCCCAGCGGCCCGAGAACCTGTCCGATCTGGGACCCCTGCTGCAAAGCGATCAGAAATGGTGACTGCCCACCGGCGAGCTGCACGCCGATGTCGCTGAACTGCGCAGCAAGATTGCCAACGCTACCCTTGGCGATCTCGACGCTCTTAGCGGCCTCACGAGCCGCAGCGCCGGTTTTCTTCGCCCATCCATCCGCGTTCTGGTTCGCAGCATCGAACGCCATCCGGGTTCGATCTTGTGCGACGATGTTGAACATCAGATCTGACATCTGGCCGGACATCGGTGAGACCTCGAAACAGCGCCGGCTACTCCGGCTTGTTGATCTCGAAATAGGCGATCCAGCCGACAAACTCGTCGACCGGCATCGCTTCGATTTCAGAGAGGGTTTTGTTCAGTCGTGCGGCGAGCGAATACATCAGCATCAGCTCCGCATCGCCGCTCAGGCGTTTTTTGCCTCACCGACCTGGTCGTCAGCGGAGACCGCTTGGCCCTTCACAAATCCGAGGATCTGCGCACCGATGCGGGCAACAACTTCGCTGTCGACCTCGTGTGTAAGAGCATGTTCGTCCATGTCATCGAACAGCCTCTTTCCCTGGCGATCGACTGCCTGAAACAACACCGCCCGAACGATGGCGATGTTACCGTCGACCGTGGCGCCGCTTTCGTCACGCCAGATCCGTCGTCTCTGCGCCACCGTCAGCTTGCGGTGAAAGACACGCAGCGGCTTGCCACCCTGCCCCCACTCCGGCACGTCGATGTGGCTCGACGCCGTCGCGCAAAAGTGCGTTTTCGCCTGGTCGATGATGCTCATGGCGTCACCGTGGCGGTATCCAGCGGGCCGTTGCCTTGGAAATTGAAGCTGATCTTCACGGCGCCTTTCATGTCGGTCTCAATCGGGATCGAGGTGACGCTTGCCGTCCCGGTGAGGTACTTTTTCGCCGAGGCATCCCCATCGGTGTAGAGACCGAGGGTAACGGAGTCGCCGATACCGAGCGCCACCTGGCCGTTGGTGTCGGCGGGATCGTAGAGGCACTCTACCGAACCGGACCAACCGGGAATGCCGGTCAGATGGGTCTGCCAGGTTGCACCCATCGTCGTTGTGTCAGCCGCTTCGATGTTCTGGTTGACCGAGAATTTCTGCACGGAGACAACGGCGGTCGCGCCGATCTTCACCTTGCCGTTTTTGCCGTGATGGACTGCCATTGGAGCCTCCTAGCGGATGGTTTCAGGATTGGAGTTGAGTGTGATTGCGGCGATCTCGTAGACGATGGACATCACCTGCAGCACCTTCTCGCCTTCGACATTCGCGCCGAAATCGGTGGATCGGTACTCGCTGGCCGACGCAATGCCGCCCAGCGTCGGATCATTGGCAAACGCCTGTTCGACATGAATGGCGAAGCTATCCAAATCGTCCTGACGGCCAGCCTCGTCGCCCTTGGTGACCACATCGACCTTGAGGCGAATCCGACGCAGCTGCGTACCGTCGGTGTCGAGATCTTCGGACTGCTCAGTTGGCGTGTAGACGAAAGCGGCCGTCTGCTCATTGCGACCAAGCGGACGAGCGCGGGAGGCGTGGACGCGATTGCCTACCAATGCACTACCCTTGACCATGTCAACAACGACGAGGCGGAGCTGCGAGCGAATATGCGCCATGGTCAAACCTCCATGAGGCGGACGATGGTCATTCCCGTGCCGTCCGGTTGAAACTCGACGACGCGAAAAGACTTCGATCCGAGGATATCGCTTGAAACGGTGACACCATCCTCGTGTTCGGCATCACCAGGCACATCACGCGTTCGCATGGTGACCTGTACCCGGCCACCTTCCTGCGTGAATTCGAGTTCGCCGGCGGAAATCGCGACGAATGTGTCATCGAAGATGCAGCCGACAGGCGGCTTTGTGCCGCTCGCTGACGTCCAGATGACCGTTGCACCGAACTCGTCTAAATCGAGGAACAGCAGGCGATCTGCGTCTGTCTCGATACCCACAATCAGTCCTCGATCGCAGCATCAAAGGCCGTCTTGGCTGCCACGCAGGCAGCAAATTCAGCGGCCACATTCTGCTCAGTCGACAGATCGGTGCCATCCGCGATGCCATGTTTGATGCAGGCTTCATTCAGCGCCTTTTCGGCATACTCCAAAGCCTTTTCCAATGCATCGAGATCGTCATCGCCGCCGCTCTGATCGGCGGACTTGCCAGCATCACCTTTCGCGGGCTTGCTGTTGGCGGGCTTCCTCGCCTTGCCTGTGACGGCTTCAAGCACGTCGGAAAGGCTGCGCGGCAGTTCTTCAAGCTTTTCCTTGAGGCCGATTTCCTCGCCGCGCTTGAACTCGACAGGACCGGCGACGATGACTTCGCCCTTTTCGCTATCGGCGATTTCGAGGGCATGGCGCCGGGCATCGATCTGCGCTGCGGATAGTTTGAGCGCCTGGCCGGCGGCAAAGCGCACGACATCGCCCACGACAACAAATTTCATGGCGGTATTCCCTGACTGGAATGGAAAGGTGGCCCGCCATTAAGACGGGCCGCGCAGATGAAATCCGGTTACGACGTGGTGAAGGTGACCAGGCAGCCAAGCTGCCAGTAACCGTAGCCGACGTTGCCGGTCCAATCGATGCCGAACAGCTGTTCCTTGTTCAGCTGCTCAAACTCGCTGCCTTCGCCAAGGGCGACGACATCCGGGATATCCTCTTCCTGCAAGATGAAGGGTTTTGCCGCCTCGTCGGTGCGGAACACGGCAAACTTCGTCGTCCAGTTGAGACGCGGGTTCGGAACGACGGTGATCGAGAACTTGCCCTTCAGCGCCGGGATCGTCTGGCTCTTGCCGCCTTCGCCGAGCAAGGCGGTAACCGCCTCCAGGGCAACCGCCATGAAGGTGACGGGGACCTGCACCTGAAACTCGGTCGCGCTCTGGTTCGTCGGCTCGCCCCGATCATCCTTGATCGAGTACATCTGCTGGATGGCGGCCATGACCGCTTTGGTGAACTCGGCCACCGTCGGCGTGGCGGCTACCGCCGCGATCGAGTTGATCTTGTTCGTCTGCGTGCCGCTGCTGCCTTCGGAATGGTCGGTGTCGAAGAAGTACTGGCCATCATAGCAAACGGTGGATTCGCCAGCGACGATCAGCGCCGAAAGCAGCTTCGCAGGATGGTCATTGGCGCGGTCGGCAAGCTGATTGACGCGAATGGTGATGACGCCGAGCTTGTCACGGCGCATATCCTTCGACTTGATCAGGATCGAGCCTTCGTAATCCTTGTTGGTGATCGTGAAGCTCAGTTCTGCCAGCTCGGCAGGTGTACGGCCGCCGATGAACTCGCGCAGTGCCGGCGCCGAACCGAGCCATGCATAGTTCTCGACCGCCTGGTCGGAGGTGACGCGCATGGCGATGTCGTTGATCCAATTCGCCGGCCCGGTATCGAGCCGTGCGAGGATCATACCGCGCACGCCCCGGGTCGTGATTTTCTGGTGCTGTTGAGGAAGCATGAAAGTGTCCTTTCGAAACCGGGGGCGTACCCCGTCGATGAAAAGCGGTCAGATTGTGGAAGGGTGGATTAGGCCTGCAGAGCAGCCTTGCAGAGGGCAGCGTCGAACTCGACGACCGCAACGCCGGTCGAAACCCATCGGGATACGTAGCCGATCAGCGTATTGCTGGTCGCCGTCAGGGTGAACGTGTCGTCATCGCTGGCATAGACGGCCGGTCGATCGTTGGCGGTAATCGCAAGGCCGGAGATCGGCAGCACGATATTGCCGCGCTTGCGTACGTTGACATTGATGGCGCCGGCAGCTCCCGCCGAATTGTCTGCGATTGCTTCCGCGAAACCGAGGAATGGATCAGCGGCAACGAGCGGGCGGGCATAGCCGGAGCCATTCTCGCCAACGGCGGCGCCCTGGTAGATGATATCACCGGCGACGGCAGGGTACTCTTCCTTGTCGCCCATCTGATAGTCGCGGGTTTTGTTTACGGCGAGCGTCGCCATCGCGAGCCCGACACCATCGGAGGGAGAGAAGGCTGCCAGATGGGTTGCGGCCTCCGGCGAGAGCAGTGCGATGCAGCCGACGGCAAGAAGCGCGAAGCCGACCGCGAAATACACGGTTTTCATTGTGATAGTCCTTCGTTCTGGAAACGCCCGAATCGGGCCTGAGGGGTGAAGAGGTCGCCCTTAGGCGGCCTTGCGCTTCATCGTGGCGATGTAGGATTCCGCCGTCGGGAATTCTTCCTGCAGCTTCGCCGTTGCATCCCACTCGGCTTTCCAGCCTTCCGGCGTCTTGGGGAACGACTGCGAATTGCCGCCAGTTCCGCCAGACGGCAGGCTTTCGACGCCTGCCGCTGCCTGGTCGAGCTGCTGCAGACCCTGCAGGCGTTCCTTGTTCTTGCCCTTCTCGGCAGCAAGCAGCTGCAGAGCAGCTTCCGCCGGCGTGGTCTTGCCATCGGCCTTCAGGGCCCTGATCAGCTCGTCGTGACCCGTCAAGCCGGCGGCCTGTTCATCAATCCCGAGCAGCCTGTTTCGCTCGCCCCGCGCAGCATCGGCGGCGCCTTCCGCGCGAAGGGCGGAAGCGAGATCCGGATGCTCCGCCTTCAGAGTTTCAAGTGTAAGCATGGTGGATTCCTTTTCGGTTCCGGCTTTCGCGGCGGCGGGGGCCGCGAGGCTTGAATTTTCCTGACGGCCCGCCAGTTCCGTCAGAACTTCTTCGAGAGATGCGATTTGATCGACCAGGCCACGGCGAAGCGCTTCACCGGCCGTGAAAACGAGGCCTTGCCCGTAGTTTTCGAGGATGGCTTCGCGGGTTACACCACGGCTCTCGACGAGACCCTGAATGAACAACTCGGCGCCGTCGTCGGCGATAGCCTGCAGTTCGGCAAGCCCTTCCTCACTGTCGCGAGCGAGCCGCTTGTTCGGGCTCTGCTCGGCGATCACCTCGACGACGTTGGCGCCGAGCCGCGTCAGAATACCTTCCATCTCGACATAACGGATCAAGGCACCGACCGACCCGACGAGGCCTGTCTTGCTGGCAAACACCTTGTCGGTGCTAGCCGCGATCCAATAGCCGGCGCTGCAGCAGAAATTGGCGTGCGCATAGACTGGCATCTTTTCCCGCAACCGGGCGATTTCGGCGGGGACCGCATCGACGTTGTCGACCATGCCCCCGGGCGTGTCCATATCGAGAATTGCAGCCTCGATGCCGGGCGTCGACGCTGCCAGCCGAAGATCGCGCACGATCTCGTCATAGGACCAGTATTGCCAGCTGAAACGGGAGACGAGCGGACCAATCACGGGAATGATTGCCACGTTGCCGACCCGCGTCGCAAAGGTGCCGTTACCGAGCGGTGTGCCGCGGCGATTGACTGTCGAGACGGCAGCAGCCGCGCCGCCCGCTTGCGGCGGCTGACGGATAGCGCGAACGGTCTGCAACGAGGCGGCAACCGCATCGCCGCGCACAGCCCAAGGCGAAAGACCGGAGGGACCGCTGGCGCCGAGCTGCTGGATAAAACCCTGTATCATTGCGAGTGTAGTCGGGTTCATTCTTCCTTCTCCTCGTCATTGGTGGCCGGAGGGTTCAGTTCAGAGACGGCAGCCGTGGGCGAGGCAATCAACCCGTTCTGCTCGGCAAGATCCTGTTCGTAGGCGAGCTGCTCGTGCTTGCTTTCGACGTCGCCGCCTGTGCGCTCCATGACGATCTGCTGGCGGGTCTTCGTCCGGTTGCCGATATCGATCGTGTCGGCTTCCGCGTCTTTTTTCGGATCGAGCGACACTTTCGTCGGGCCGTACCAGTCGGACCGCAGCCAGGCAGCCCTAATGGCGGCATCATCAAAGAAGCCCTTCGCCTGCAGGCGGCCGGTTAGGATCGCCTCTTCGATCACCCACTCGTAGAACGGCTGACAAAGGCTCTTCACCAACCATGCGCGTTCGCGGCGGAACGTTTGCCAGGCGATTTCGAGCGCTGCACGGCTGGCGGAGTAGCTCGCCATGAAATGCTTCATCAGCAGCTCGACAGGCATTTCGAGCGCAACGCCAATCTGGCGCAACAACGCCATGGTGAAGGCGTCGAAGTTCGGATTGGGCCGGTTGGGGTCCGCAATCGTAACGTCTTCGCCGTCGGCGAGACCCACGATAGCGCCGGCGCCGAGCTTGATTTCGTCCTTATCGGAACCACTGTTGCCCTCAGGCATCGGCAGAGGGCCGGAAGTTCCGTCCGGTGCGCCCTTCACAAACACGGTGAAGAAGGCCGAGATCACCGCCGCCTGCACTTCGGCATCGGTGTATTCCCCGAACTGCTTCAGGATCTCGATAACCGGAGCCAGATAGGGAATACCGCGCGCCTGGTCGGGCCGAAGACGCTTGAACAGGTGCAGGACAATCGGCCGACCGTCCTTGTAAAAGGCCGGCACCCGACGCCAGTTCATTGCCTTGCGAAAGAGATCGCCGGGATGGCGATCGCTCACGTGATAGGCACGGACTACGCCATTGGTGTCGGTCTCGACGCCGGCAACAAGCGTATCACTGTCCATGCCGAAGTTCGGATTGGAAACGCGGTCAGCCTCGACGATCTGCAACTTTGTGCCGTAGGTGTCGCCCGGATCCTTACGGTAACGACGGATAGCAAACACGTCACCCGACTCGTCGGTGGAGCCAAACACGAGCGCCTGCAACTCCTCGAAGCTCTGGACCCCGGTAAAATCCGCTGTCCATGCCGCAAGCTCGAACTCGGCCTTGGCGGCCCGGTTCCATTCGCGGGCCTGATCGACTGTCAGGCCGAGAACGTCCCGGTTGACCTGCGGATAGACCCGCAGGCCCTCGCCGATGATGTTGGTGATCCGCGTAGCGATCGCACCTGTTGCAATAGGCACATTGCGGCGCAGATCGCGCGACCGTGCGCGAAGCGTCGTCAAATCCGGAACGGTATCCTGATTTGCGCTGCCGCCGTCGACGTCCCAATTCGCTGTTTGCCGACGGCCCTTCTTGCCGCCCTTGAAGCCACCTGTCGCGAGCGAAAGGGTCGTGCGAGCCTGATGACGGCGAACCGCACGAACCGGATCGAAGACGGCAATCGCCCGATCGAGCAAAGTCATACGCGCGGAGACACCGGAGCGACTGGCCGGAAAGCGTGGCGCCTTCATTCCGCAACTCCATACCGGATACGTCCACGGCCTGAGGCCGACGCCGCGAGTTTCTGCACCATGTCATTCCAGTATTTGATGCTGGACTGTATATCGGCGGCGTCCGCCAACGTCAGCGAGCGTCCCGCGATCGAGTAGGACTGCTTTTTCGCGACCGCCATGCTGGCGTTCAGCCACAAATCAAGCTGCGCCTGCGCCTGGTCGAGGGTAATTCCAGCCATCATCGAATACCTTGAGAGAGGACGCGACGGCGGCGAACCGGCGCGGGGTGGATCAGTTCGGATGTCTTTGCTTCGCCCTGCGGTCGCACCGCGAAGCTGTTCTCGTGAACGGGTTTTGCCCAATGCGGCATTTTCAGAGGGTTGCCCCAATCGATGCTTTCACCCTTGAGGATGATCACCAGAGCCTTGCCGTAGACGGCCAAGTCGAAAGCTTCGTTGGCGATGTTGCTCTTGCGCGGCGCCCATCCGCTGTCTGTTCGAACTTCGGATGACAGTTCGGCGAAAACCTGAGAAGGCAGGTGCTCGCTGAGATGGAACTTGCCGGGACCAGCCTCTTTCCGCGTCAGCCCGACAACGACTTCGTCCTTGACCTTGTCGGTGTTGATGAACACCAGCTTCACATCGCTGATCTTCTTGCCCTTCTGCTGCAGCACTTTCTCCGGCTCTGTGTGGCGGGCGCGATCCTCGATGCGCGCGCTACCCTTCGCCAGATAGACGCGCTGCCCGAGGCCCTGCCGGTTAGAGCGGCGCAGAAACCGGTAAGCGTTCGGCGTGACACCAGGTCGCCCACCGGAGTCGATGATCATCGCGACCGGCATCAGCGAAAACTCCGATCCGGCGACCGGATAAGGCTGGTGCAGCAGCGGCGGCAGAGCATCCCAATCCTCGAAGTAGCGCGCCGGGTCGATCGCTCGACGCGTATTGCCTTTCTCGTCGCGCTCACCGCCCGGCGCCGTCGCCGGCGGCTGTGCGATGTCGAAGCGGTCGATCAGCCAGCGCTCAAGCCCCTCGCCCCAGGCATCGACCTGCACAACGAAGCGGTTGATCTGAATGTCGACTTCCACTGTGATGAAGCGCGTTTCTGCCGGCGCGATCTTGAGCGGATACCGCTCGGCCAGCGCCGTCAGAGTGTCTTCCGAGAGAGACTCGCCGATCGTCCTGACAAGCGGCAAATACGCCTTGCCATGGTCGAGCGTGATCGTGGCTTTCAGCGAAGTGTCGTCGCCGGTAGCATCGAACTTTGCCTTCGCTTCGAGGTATGTGGAAACGAGCTGTTCCCAGTTTTGCATCGCCGCAACCGGACCTTCGCAACGATAGGAGACGATCTCTGCGTCTCGAATGTTGCGATCCCCGATCTCGCAGACGTCTTTGCCGTCGCTCGTCTCATGCAACCAAACGCCGGTCCGATTGCATTCGAATTTGTGCGCTTGCGGGATACAGCACCCGTTCGGACAGACCATTTCGACGGTCTGCGCACTCTCGGCGGGGGTTGCTTTCGTTTCCCATTGCAGTCGATCAAACTCCGGTCGAAACGGCTCGTTGCATGAAGGGCAGTACCAGTAGAAAGCGCCTCGCGTGCCAAGATTGTAGTCCGCAAAGATGCCGGAACATGGCGGCGCCTCGTGCGGTGTTTCCGGCTTCCAATCGTCCTGTTGGATGATCCGGCCCGGCGAACCCTCCTCGACCACCATGCCGAGCGATCCGGCCTGCTGTGTCCGTTTCTTTGCAAGCGTCAGTGGATCACCTTCGCCATCGATGTCATCCGGCATGCGGTCGCGGTCTGTCAGAATGACGAACGTGTATTCGTTCTGACTGAAGTAGCCGATAACCGGCCACCCGATCACGAGGTTCATGTTCCCTTGGAACTTCTTCTCGTGAATGTTGTCCGCACCCCGGCTCGTTAGCTGCTTTGCGGCAAGATCTCGGTTTGCCCTAAGCATCGGTGCCAGCTTCTTCTCCGAGAAAGCCTTCGCACTGTCTTTCGTTTGGCAGACAACCAATGTGTCGGCTGGCGAGCAATCGATACGATGACCGATGCCATTGAGAACGAGGCTCTCCGACTTTGATGTTCGAGCCGGGCCAGCGAAAACCACGGCTCTGTACTTCCGCGAGGTGACCATGCTTGACGGCTCGGTCATGTAGGGTGCGAAATCGTTCTTCCAGAGACCCTGATATTCCTTCGTCGAAAGACGCCGACTGCTTTCAGCCCAGGTCGGAACATCGATACGCAAGGCGGGCCGCAGGCTGCCGAGGCGCTCGATGATGAGGTCGCCGGGGTCTGCAAACTTCGGAGGCGGCGATGGCGGCAGGAACCGCAACCAGGCAGGAGGACTATGCATCGAACAAATCCCGAGCCTGTCGAATTTCCTGAACTGGTCGCTTTGACCAGAAGTCTTCTACGCGCCGGCGAAGTTCGGCGAGCATGTCGTCACAGACCTCGACGAGTGCATCCGTCACCTTCGCTGGGATCGCTTCGCGCCGCTCGATCCGGTCCGGTGCGCTTTCCATCGTGTCCCGAACGAGACCGAGAAGGGTATCGAATGCTTCCGCAACATCCGCGCGGCGCAGCAGCTCGTTGCGCTCGCGCTGAAAGCGCTCCTGCTCGATCTGGACCGACAGGATTTCCTTGCGCGTCTTCGGGTCGAGCGCCATTTCGCTATCACCCGCTGACCCACCGACCAGGGCGAGGCGCATTGCCGCCTGCGCCTTCTTCACCTGGTCAGACCGCAGATCCTCTTGCGCCTTCCAAGCCTGCCGCCATGCCCAGCAATGCGACAGCACCAGCTGATAGGGGCGCCCCTGGCCGCCCATTTCCTTGACCGGCATACCTTTGCCGATCCACTCGGTGATCGTCGGAAGCGATACAGCAAGCGCTTCAGCAAGCTCTTCGCGCGTCATGCTGCAATCGAGCACACCTTCGGGCAGCGGATATCGAGCGACCAGGTCGCGCAGCTGATCGTCGTTCAGAACGGTGGTTTCATCGGCCATCTAGGAACCACAACAACAACAATGGAAAAAGCAGCCCGTCGGCCGCGCCAAATACTCAAACAGATCGGGGTTCGAACTACCTCGCGGGTCTTCGGATCGCTGGGAGGACCCGCGACCTGCCCGGTCGGGGTTCGATGCAGTTCGTCGCCGTCCGGATCGCCGGTCAGCGAGGCATTGACCATCCCGAAGCGGGAGCGGCCATGTCATTGCGGATGCGGTAGGCCCGCTGATCTTCAATGCCCGCAAGCAACCGTCGTTCGAAGTGCATGGGAAAGAGCATCTGTGCTCTCTCCTGGCTGATATCGTGGAACTGATATCGAGCCCGATACGTGACCGACGACAGGAAGATGAACACAGGCTCGATCGCGTTCTTTCCCTTCCGTCGCCAGATCCCGCGACGCAGTGAACTACCGGCCTGAGGTACGAAGTAGCGATGTCGGGACGGGCCAGCCCGCTTGCGAGACCGTGCTGTCTCCCACTGATGCGCATCAGGCGAAGCGAACAGCTGTGACAGGATGCTGGTGATCACACTGCCCGAGACATTGCCGTATGCATCGAGCTTCAAGCCGGACGCTGGCACCGCATACTCATTCGAGGCCATGATGCCACGCTGGATGAGCCATCGTTCGAAGGCCTTGCGTGGTCTAGTGCCACCTTCAACCTGCGGTATGAGGTAGTGGCTGCCGGCGCGATTGCTTTCCTTGAAGTAGATGCCTGCGACCAGGTCGCGCCGTGTGCTCGCCTTCAAGACCCGCAGACTGTTCAGGGTGTAGCGTGTCGGCCTATCGAAGATGATCGGCAAGATCATGCGATGGTAGTCACGCAGATCCTCGACGGTATCGTTCAAAGCCTGCGCCGTCGCGAACGGGATCTGGCGCTTGTAGATGTCCTCTAGGCCGCGCGTCCATTCCGCGATGTTGCTCTGGAATTGAAAGTCCATATCTCTTGATATGAAAAAGGCGACCTCTCGGCCGCCTGTCGTCTGGTCAAAGCTTGCGCACCGGCCCTGAATCGGTGCCTCGAATGTGAGGCGCTCAGGGCGGGGTCCGACCGGTAAGCAGCCCGGAGGTTCTACCTCCTACGCCAACGGTCAAAGCCGGTGACTTGATGGGCTCACGCAGGGATCTCGGATCGTCCGCAGGCATGTTGTAGTCATAACTTCTCGATCTGCGCAATATCCAATTCGATCGGCGTTGCCCGCCCGAAGATGCTGGCTTCGACCGTGATGCGATAGGGTTGCTTCTCGTCGACCGAGGTCACGACACCGGGAAACGAAGCGAAAGGACCGTCCGAGATCCGAACGTTCTCGCCCTTCGAAAACGTCACCGTGATGTCGCGGTGATCATACTGGCCGGCCTCTGCTTTCTCCTTGAAAGCATCCACTTCTTGGACAGGGACTCGATAAGGTTTCTCCGGCTTTCCTACCACCCAAAGCACGTGGTCGACATGTCTCAAACCGGCCATTGCAGCGGCGCTGTAGACGCAGTGAACTAGCACGTATCCCGGCATCGCTGGCAGCTCCGGAATGTCCCTCATACGGCCACGCTTGAGCACGCGCTTGCCTTTTCGCATCGGCAAAAGAGCATCGACACCTGCGTCCTGCAGCTCTTTTTCCACAAGCTTCTCGCGCCCGGTGACCGTCTGGATGACGAACCACGATGCATTACCCGGCTGATTCGCTGCCGCCATGGTCAGCATGTTCGCCCGAATCGAGCGCATGCCGTCCTTCGCCCATGCCTTCGCCATCCTCACCGGATCAATGCGCGGATCGTTCATGATGACCGGAACACCCTGATAAACCTTACGCTGCATGATCATTGCTCCGCTCCTCTGCGATGGCCGCACGTGCGGCAACTTCAAATTCGTCGAGACCTTCCGGCCCGCCTTTTGGGAAATAGACGACGCGCATCGAGCCGGGATCGGGCACGAAGGGCCAGTTCATGGCCGCGTGGTGATCGCGCCAGCGCTCGTACACGGCCGAGCCGACAGGCACCGCCTCACACAGCTCGGAGAACACTGCGCAGGCTGCACCGGCCTTCTCGGAGCCACGCTCGGCCGCCAGGGCGTTCAAGCGGTTCGTTTCGGGATATCCAGCCTCCAGGACGCGACGGCGATACTCGGCATCCTCGTAGCCATCCGGGAACACGAGATCCTGCCCGTCGAAGCTTATGCCCTTGCGAGCGAGGTAGGATTGCGCTCGCGCCTCACTTGAGCGCCTTATGGTTTCGAACATGCTACGCGCAGCCTGACGGGTATCTGCAGGCATGCCAACGTCCACAGGTCCGGACAAAAGCGGCAGCATCCTAAGCCCTGCCCAAACTGGCCCGAACGGCGCAACGGAAACTGTCTCCACCTTTGTCGCCGCTTTGACGGCCTTCGGAGCAATTGCGTCGACGAGGTCAAACCGCTTATCGCGAAGATAGACGCCGAGTGGTGGTGCAGCGACATCGCCCTTTCGCTTTCCGCTCGTGATCTTCGGGCAAGCCGCGAGGAAGGCATCACGCCTATCTTCTGCGCGGTGGCGCTCCTCCGGCGTCAGAGCAACGAAGTGGCGAAAGCCCCAGTCGCCACCAGAGGAAAGCACGTTCGGCCATGGGTTTCCGTTCCTGCCGATCTCAAGTGTGCGATAGCGCTTCCGCAGCTCCACAGGGGAATCTTCCCCATTCTGATCCTCGCGCACGCCCTCTCTCTGATTCTGATAATCAGTATTTGCTGAATCTAAGTTATTACTATGTGCCGATTTTACCGGCGACGGCGAAACCGGCGACGGCGAAACCGGCGACGGCATTTCAGTCTGCGGTAGAAATGCAACACTTTCGCCAGAAGCCATATTTTCCGGCATGTTGCGGGGTTCGTCGAAGATCACCAGAACTGAAGATCCGAACTTCCCATCGTCCCGCTGCTGCTCGCGCTCGGCATAGCCAAACTCGACCAGCTCGGCGATCATCTTGCGCGCTTTATCGCGCCCGCAGCTGCCTTTCTTGATGATGTCGCCAATGACGACAGTCCAGTTGTCGGGCTTTGAAAGCAGGTAGCCGAGCAGCCACCTAGCCTCCATGGTTAGCCGCGCGTCTTCAAACACATGGTTCGGTATTGCCGCATACCGCGCATTTCGCACGCCACGGCGAATGGTCGCCTCCTGGCTCATTCCGCCGCCTCCAGATTTATGAATGTAATGATGAAAAGGGTCATGCCGCCGCCTTCTGCACGGCGAGGTGCCCGCAATTGGCCGCGACCAGGGCGCAGGCGACGGGCGGCGACACGGAGTTGCCAACGCAGGAGACCTGCACCGACTTGGAGAACTCGCGCCATACCGGCCCGGAGCCGTCCGCCTGGTAGTCGTGGGCGCCGTCGATGATGTAATCCGGCGGGAAGCCCTGAGCATTGTAGAGTTCCCGCGGCGTCAGCATGCGCATACCGATGTCGACGATGACGAAGGTGACGCCGGAGATCTCGACCGTGACAAACTCGCGATCGTCCCAGAAGCCGTGCGCCCGCATGAAGTTAGCGACCTCGCGAGCCCGCTCAGCCTGCTCTGGAGTGAAGGGTGGCACAGTGACGGTCGCCTCCACATGGCCGTGGCGGTCTTTCGTCGTGATCGTTCGCGTCGGCTCCGTTTCGGGCTGCCCATCGCCTGTGCCGTAGTAGGCCTGCATGTACGGCGTCACCATCGCCGCATGATTTCCGCCCGCTGTCACGGTCTTGATAGGCTTGTGGCAATCACCTTCTCCGCCCGCCGTGTTCGACGTGTACAGATGCGAGAGATACGGCGTGACGAGCTGCGACTTCCCGTCGCCACCAGGCATTACCGTGGCATTCGGTCGATCAACGCCGTGGCCCGTGGAGTTTCCGAACTGCCGCGCCACGAAAGCGGACACGACGCCCTGTTGGCTTCCGCTCTGCGTTGCGGTCGACATCGGCGCGTCCGCCGGTCGCCCGGGGTTTACGCCGCCGGTGCGACGGCTGTCGTTGTTGTGCTGCGCCATGAAGGCGATGGCAACGCAACCGTCGGCCTTGGCCGTGCTGGTCGCTGTCGGCTCATCCACGCCACGCGGGCGGCTCTGCCCTGCCCTGCCGCCGCAGCCGATCAGCGTCGGCACGATGACGGCGTTCTGATCCTTGCTGCTGGCGGTGATCGTGTGGTGCGGATCTTCGACCGAGCGAACGGAGCCGCCCTGCTGCGCCGCAGTGAGGACAGGCGCAACCAGCGTCAGCCCAGCGCCGCCGGCCGTGATCGTATGCGTCGGCTCGTCAGCGCCGTTGAACGGCTTGCCAGCATTGCGCATCGTCATCAGGTGCGGAGAGATGACGCCAAGAGGCGCAGCGCCGCCCGGCCGCTTGATGAAGCTGTTGGCAGTCACCGTCGATAGCGGCTCGCGCGCGTCCTGCCCCGTTGCGCCAGTGTTGAAGCGGATGACCGATGGCGCAATAAGGGCATGGCGGTTTTCCGTCGGGATCGTCGCAAGCGGATCGTCCAGCTCCGATGTGCGCTCTGAACGCCCGTCCGTGTGGCTGCAATAGGAGGCGACGTAGGGTGACACGACAGCCTTCTCGCCGCGATGCGCGCCCGTGATCGTGTTGAATGGTTGGTCCGCCGATTCAAGTCGGCCGCCATGCGTCAGGTTGACGAGGAATGGCCGCTCCGCATCGAGCACATAGCGCTTCATGCCACGCGCCACGCGCGCCATCGTTGCGTCCGCCAGTGGTCGCACGGCGCGAAGCTGATGTTTCGCCCAGATCTGAGGCGAGGTATCGAAGATCGACGGGCAGGCGAGCGACCAGTCGATGCATTCCGCCGCGGTGCGCCATGGCAGTTTCTTGCCATCGACAACATCGGGGTCAGCCGGCTTGCCGTGCGTCGGCTCCGGCCAGACAATCGGTTTACCGTCGAACCGGATGATCACGAACAGCCGCTTGCGGATGGTCGGTGCACCATAGTCGCAGGCACGCAGCTCGCGAAACTCGATCTTCCCGCCGAGGCGACGGAGCTTCTTGCACCACTTTTCGAAGAGTTGACCCCGGCGATCCGGATCAGGCATCAGGCCGCGATCAGTCTCGATCAGCGGGCCATAATCTTTGAACTCCTCGACGTTCTCCATGATGATCACGTCGACCTTGCCGCCGCTCTTCTGGATGCGCTCGACCCAGCCAGGTATGATCCAGCACAGGTCGCGGATGTTGCGCTCCACCGGCTTGCCGCCCTTGGCCTTGGAGAAGTGCTTGCAGTCGGGCGAGAACCACGCGAGCCCGATATGCTTGCCGCGCAGATGGTCGAGCGGGTCGATCTGGTAGACGTTCTCCGAGATATGATTGGTCTCGGGATGGTTAGCAGCGTGCAGCGCCAGCGCATCGGCATTGTGGTTGATGGCGATATCAGGCGAGCGGCCAAGCGCCATTTCGATGCCGGTCGAGGCACCGCCGCCGCCCGCGAAACTGTCGACGATCATGGGAACGTCGGTCCAGCCGGCAGAAATCGCAGCCGCGCTGGTCTCGCCAAATAGGTCAGTCCGGAACATGCGCAGCCTCCAAGGTTGCCGCCACGCCAGCAACGGCGAGCAGTTCGATGCGAGCGGTCTCGCGTGAGTGGGTGATTTCAGGCCGCAGCGACCCGTCGGGCCGCCGTACGGCGCAGCAGGCCGCGACCTCGACGGCGAGGTAGTTCAATGCCGTGCGCATGCCCGCCCGCAAAAGCGCCGGGCGGATCATCACCTGGTCGCGATAGAGGACGGATTGCGGCACAGTCAGCAGCCACCGGGCGCGTTCGGCGTCGTCGGTCGCGTTGTAGAGTTCCTCGACGATCGGAGAGAGCGCGGTCATTGCGACCACCGCGCATCGAGCCGATGGATCATGGCTACGACATCGTCGGCCGACTTGCCGCGTGTGAATCTCGGATCATAGGCGAAGCTGGCATTGGCAACCGCCTCGCGTACCGCCTTGGGCAAGGCGTCGAAATCGCGCATAACCTCGACTGGAGAGCGACGGTCGAGGATGTTGATCACTCGCGCCCCTCCCCGGCCTCGTATCCCCAAGCGGTCCAGCCGGGACGCGGATTGCGGCAGAACATTTCCAGCCGATGCATATCCGGATAAAGCCGCTCGATGGTCTCGGCGTAGAAATCGGGCTTGGCGCTGTGGTCGCCCTTGCGCTCAATGTGAACAGTCTGCGGCTGCGTGCCCGGCAATGGCGCCGCCGGGTTGCCCCGCCTGCCGATCAGCAGCAGCTCGTGGCGGTCGCGGCCCCAATAGCCCGTTCCAGCGACTTCCTTGTCCCAGATCCAATGATGAACGTAGGCAAAACCCCATGCCTCCATGACGCGCAGCGCGTCGGGCAGCATCGGGTTCGTCGCCCAGAGGAAGAGGACTGCGTCATCCTTCGCCGGCGCGCCGATCTCGCCAAACAGGCGGCAAATCGCATCAGTATCCATCGTCGGATAGTGGTTTTCGGCGCTCTTCTCGCGCCCGGTCACTTCCGAATGCACGCCGAACTTCCACGGCGGATCGGCATAGATGACCGGGAATTTCTGACCTACCCGCCCCGCCGTTTCGGCTCCGGTCTGCGCCACATGCGCCATATGGGCAAGCCGCACCTGGTGCCGCTTCTCGGCGTCAACCCGGCGGATTTCTTTGGACTGCGCGATGATGTCCTTCTTCTCACGCCGGAGAATGTCCTGCTGCGCCTCGTGCTCCAGACGGGTCAGCGCCTCGCCGGTATGCACCGAGATCTTGCCGTCGCGGATCGCCGCCGAAAGCTCCTTGATGCCATGGGTATCGATGCGACGCGCAGCGATGACGGCCCGCTCCGACACGGAAAGCATCCGCGCCGCATCGCGGGTCGGCAAATTTGCTGACCCTGTCGTGTGCTGGTTTACGCCACGCTTCCAGATGACGATCTTCGCCGCCACCATTGCGCGCTGGCTCTCGCTCAGGTGCCGACGGCGCAGGTTGAGCGAGAGCACGAACCCGAGCGGGTCGTCACCCTCGTATTCCTTCGTCCAGGCGTCGATGCCGATGAGATGGCAGGCCGCTTCGCGGTTGCGCCCGTCGATGATCGAGCCGTCAAGCAGCCACACCGGCTGTTGCTGGCCGTGCTCGGCGATATCGTCCGCCAGCTCACGCAGCTCGTCGTCGGGTATCATCGGGAACAGCGCCGCCAGCGGATGATGCGGTAGCCGCGTCAGTGCCGGCGGTCTGGCCGGAGCCGCGAAATGCTTGCAGGGAGGCGACGTCCACATGACGTCGATGCCGCCGCCATCGATGCCGATCGGTGCGATATCGGACGCCTGCGTATGGTTGGCCGCGTGAAGCTCAAGCGCCCCGCCCCAATGATTGACGAGGTCCACGCCGATTGCCGGACGCTCGTGACCGGCAAGCTCATAAGCTCTATCGGTCGGATACCAGAGCCACGCGTCGGACGCATCCCGCTTGAGTAGCTGACGGCCATTCAGGCTGCGGCAGGCGCGCTGATCCCCAAGGTTCTGAGAACGAAAGCTTCCCGCCGACAAAGCTTGCTCAATGACTGCCTGACCGTTCGGCCCGATGTTCTTTGGAAGGCTACCCGTCATGGCGCATCCTCCAGGCGGGCAAGCACGTCGGTCGCGGCGCGGATCAGTTCGCGCAACTCGGTGCCAAGCTGACGACGCTCAAGCGCATCGATCCGGCCATCCTCGAATGCCTTCAAAAGCGCCTTGGAGACGTCCATCGCTTCGGACAGCACCAGATGCGCATCCCGCTCGGACAGAGCCGAACCTTTCGAGGCTGCAGTGGCCAAAGGCTCCAACCTGAACCCGAGGTGGCGGGCCATCTCCGACGTGATGATCGGAGATCCGGCACGCATGTCCGCCTCAAGCGCGATGTCGATGGGGATCATCGTTTCGATGTATTCGTCACGCCCGTCATCCCGCCGGTCACCGCGCGAGGCGTATTTGACCAGCGTCGAGACGCCGACGCGCGTCAGGAGCGCGAAGGAAGTCACGCCGCCGCCGAGGCGGTAGCAGGCATCGACAATGCCCTTGAGGGAGACAATGGTTTCGTCGGAAATCAGGCGCACAAAAACACCCCGCAGAAAGCAAGGAAAAGAAAATCGGAAAGGATTCCATGAACCGCGCGGCGGCCGCGCGTAGGGTCAGCCCATCAGATCACGGGGGACCACATGGATAGGCAGATGGAAAAACAGAGACAGGGACGCGCCGCAGGGCGACGCGTCCCTGCCAGGAGGCAAGGCCAGGGAGAGGGAGGAGGCTCAGGCCTTGCTTTGGGAACATCGTCATTCGGCCGCCTCAATCGAGGCGCCGAGAAAATCACCTATGTCGAGATCCACGGCATCACGCTTCGCGACAGCGATAAGCGCGGGCCAATGGCCCTGAGGTATCCTGCCCCGGTCCTGCCAGCCCTGCACGGTCGAAACAGGAAAGAGCTTCTCGTCGGTCGACAGTGCTTTCGCCGTTTTAGTGAGGCCGCCGAACTTCGAGATAACGATATCAGCCGGATTGGATGCAGACACGGTTCATTCCTCAAGTTGGACAAGCAAGTCATACGCAGAGTGCGTAAACATGTCAACGTGGAATGCGTAAACGTGTTTCGCGTAAAGGTGTGATATGAGCGACACCAGCGAAAACATCTCAAATCAGTGGCGGAAGCTTCGCGAGCGCGCCGGTATGTCCATGGACGAGCTAGCTCGGGAAATGGGTTACAGCCGCGCATCCAGCATCCAGAGATACGAGAACCCGGACGAATATAGGAAGCCTTCGATCAGCACCGAGTTAGCCGGAAAGCTGTTGAAAGCCCTCAAAGGCCGCGGGAACCCGCCGATAGAGCCAAAGGACGTCTGGGCACTCACGCGCCTCCCTAGCTCTTTCGTGTCAAGTTTCGACCCCGACAGCGAGGAAGTCGACGGCGCCGAAGGCGACCTTAGTTACAGCCGCGAGCACTGGCACCCGAGCGTTGATGGCGCGGTCCCAGAGGTCGACGTAAAACTCGGTGCTGGCTTCGGTTCGGTCGGCGAGGTGATCAATCTTCCAGTCGGCCGCGAGACCGTCGCCGGACATCGCGTCGTCGCTGAATGGCTTATCCCTGAGAGCTACCTGCGCAATGAAGCCAAGGTATCGCCCGGCTTCACGCTCATCATGGAGATCGTCGGAGACTCCATGATGCCGACGTATCTTCCAGGGGATCGCGTTATCGTCGACCTGGCGCAGAATTCGATGCTGACTGATACGGTCTACGCAATCAGTGACGGACAAACCGAACCTCAAATCAAGAGGTTGCAGCGGGTCCCATTTAGCGATCCGCCGCAGGTGCGCATTATCTCTGACAATCCCGCTCTAGAGACGTTCACGGTTGAGTTGGAGCGTCTGACGATTATCGGCCGGGTCTGCGGCCACATCGCCCGTAGATAGTTATCGGGAAACCCGAGTCACTGAAAACTCAAAGCGCCGACTGACCTCCAGCGCGCCATCGAGCACCCACCTATCGTCGCCCTCGCCGGTCACCTGATCAGCGGGGGCTTCTCTCGTTTCGCGCCCAATTTCTGGTGAGCGAACCACAACACGCTGAACGTCTTCGGTGTCGTTGATCATACCGTTGCCTCCGCTACGCAAGAACATACCGCGAACAAAAACACGGAACCCGTCAACGTGTCGAGTCGATTCTTAACGGGCGTTATCAATTCCTTGATTTACGCACTTTTCGTAAACCCACTTGCAATTTACGCATCATGCGTATAACGATGTCCCTCGTACGCAGTTTGCAGATGAGGAGACACCAATGCAAAACCCGCTCGGAAATACCCCGGAACAGATCACCCATTCCATGGCCGACGCCATGCGCCTGCTCGGCGAGAGCTGCACGGAATTCGCGCTGAAGCTCAAAGGTTTCACCCAGCAGCAGATCATCAAATACGGCGACGCCGCCCGCGAACTCGCCTTCGAGCAGTCCGCCCGACACATCCGCGTGCGCATCGCCAGCCGCGCCGCTTGAGGCCGAACGCTTTCGGCGTCGGCCTTTGGGCCGACATCGAAGGTGTTCCCTTCCCGTCCCCAATCGGAGCCTCTGGTCATGAATGAGCATTACACCGGCTATCACAAGGCACGGCTCCAGGCCTGCCCGAGCCGCTTTTTCCTCGCCTGCGTCATCCTCATCTTGTGCATGGCGATGATCGGTTCCGCCGCGCTGGCCGGCGGCACTGCCTTCAAGAAAGAATGGCAGTTTGCGTCGGAGGCTCGCGTCTGATGACCGCAACCGTCCTTCGTTTCCCCACCCCTGCAGCGCCCACGCCGCGCGCCCTGCCGTCGTCGAGCGCGTCTTTCGTGCTGCGCCAAATGATGAGCGTCAAGCTGACGAAGCCAGAGCAACTCGCCCTCGTCGACTGCCTGGTGCACCCGCACCGAACGCACCTCGAAATCGCAGAGCGCCACGGCATCGACCGAGCGCACCTGCAGGATCTCTATTTCGACCTTTTCACCATTCCCGAGCGCGCGAGAGCCGCGCAGGACAGGAGCAAGTAATGGGCCACAAATACCCTCACTCTGGCACGATCCCGGCCGAGCCGATCGTGCACCGCCTCTGGGAACGGGGCGAGACCGCCCGCGAGCTGGCGGTCCGCTTCGGCGTGCCCCTGCCGAGCATGATGCGCTACCTGCGCCTTCGCATGCACAAGTGGGAAGAAAGCCAGCGCCGCGCGCCTGCACCTGACACCCGCAAGATCATCCACACCGTCCGCAGCTTCGAGCGCAGTGCCTACCACGTCATGCACGTATCACTGCCCCGGATCTCGATGCACGTGCAGGCGATCGAGGAGAATCGGAAGAGCGCTGATTGGAGGGTGGCGGCATGAGCATCACCCTCTGGAAACCCGAACCCGACGTCATTCTGCACCAGGCGCTCGGTAAGTGCGCCGAGGAGTGCGCCGAGCTTTCGCAGGTGCTGGCTCGCTGCCTGATCCAAGGCTTCCATGAAGCCGAGCCGGTCACGCACAAGCTCAACCGGACCCACCTCTTTGAGGAGGTGGCCGATATCATGGCCGCACTGCGGTGGCTTTTCGATGTGCTCGACGAACCATTCAAAGGAGAATCCGAGCGCGAGCGCCGCAAATTCGATGGCTTCAAGCATTGGCAGGCGATGCTTAAGGCCGACGAAAGCGCTCCGCAACAGGGTGGTCAGGATGCCTACAAATGCCCGATCTGCGCGGAGCCGTTCAAGGATGACGACCTGTGCGCGACGGATATCACCGAGGGCACATGTCACGCCGCATGCCTGGAAGGTTCCCCAGTCGTCGACCTTGAGACCGGAGAGCCAACGGACGGCCCGATTTCGACGTTCCGAGACGTAGATACCGACGACATTGCGGAGGGCCGCGCCAATGGCTGAAAAGTTCATTGAGTGGATCGGCGGCCCCATGCCGGTCAAAGACGGGACGCCCCTCGTCACCCGCCATCGCCACGGCAAGGGCGACAAGCACAGCCTCGCCGGTGAAGGCTACGCCACCAGGTGGAGCCACACAGGCGAAGTCGACGACATCGTTGCCTATCGGCTCGACAAGCAGATGCCGACGGTAGCAACCAGCGTCACCGCCCGCGAAGAACCTGTGCTGCTGGCGCTCGCCGAGTACGACGAAGACTACGGCATCTACCTCAAGACGATCGCCATCGACGCAGGCATTGACTTTGCCGCGGCGCGGCGCGCAGTCCGCGCTCTCGCTCGCAAGGGCCTTGCCAAACTGCTGCGCGGCTTGATGTCGGAGGATGACGGACTGTTGCGCGGCTCCGGCTACCAGCTGACGCGTGAAGGTCGCGCTTTGGCTGCGAAGATCCGGGCCGACGACGCCGCTCCCGCCGCTGCATTGGAGGGCTCGAAATGAGAAAGCCCAAGCAAACTCATAGCTTCGCAAACCTCGGGGCTGCGCCGATAAAGCAGGGCCGCCCACCTCATGCAGACGACGCCGCCGTTGATAGCTTTTTCTACGAGATGAAGGAGAAGCTTGCGAAGAAACGCGATGAAGGTCGCGGCGGATGGGAGAACAAGGCCGAATGCTCGGAAGTGTTCCTTTCGCAGCTCCTGCGCGAACACGTCGAGAAGGGCGACCCGATCGACGTCGCGAACTTCTGCATGATGCTCTCCCAGCGCGGCGAACGCATCAGCCCAGCGCCGCAGACGAATGTGGTGGCGTGCCCCTGCACCACGTTCGAGCAGAGCGAGAATTGCCCCGTTGGTTATCCCTCCATGATTTGCAGCGCCTGTGACGGCAGGGGCATTGCTCCCGTCGATAAGGTTGTCGCCCTCGCGGCTGAGATGATGAAGGTCGCCGAGCAGGTCGATGAACTGGAAGATCCGTTCGCCGCGTGGGAGACCATCGACCTCGTCCATAGCCAGAACGACCAGTTTCGGAAGGCGTTGAAGTGGATCGTTGATCACCCGGCAGAGAGCAATGCCGTCGTTTGGGACGTTGCTAGCAACGTGCTGGACGCCAACGCGGAGGCCAGCGGCGATGGACGCTAAGCAGCTCCACATCTTGCAGCACTCCCTTGGTCTCGACGAGTACGGGCGAGGCACCTTCTACCGAAACCATTTTGTGACCGGCGGAGGCAGCAAGGATCACGCCGATTGCATGGCGCTGGTGAAAGCCGGCTTCATGACGGTGCGGTCCGGGAATGCCCTGAGCGGCGGGGATGATGTCTTTCGGGTAACCGACACCGGCAAAGCAGCCATTACTGAACACAGCCCGAAGCCGCCAAAGCTCACCCGCTCGCAGCAGGCCTATCAGGACTGGCTGAGTTACGACGGCTCCATGTCCTTCATCGAGTACGCGAAATGGAAATCGCGTCGGCGCGCCGTGGAGGCTGGACGGATATGAGTAGGTTATTCGGAACCGACTTCATCACGCAGAAGTATCTGCGCCGATTTCCGAACAGCGAGCGCACCCGGTCATGGGCTGGTGTCTTGGTCCACATCGAGACCGAAAACGGCGTTTGGCGCACTGGCGGCTCCGGCTACACCTGGGCTGGAAAGCCGGATGCGTGGATCCTGTCGTTCGAGGACGCGGTCAAGAAGATCGACCACTGCGGACCGGAGAAGATGGGAAAGCTCCTGCGCGCTTCGCTGCCCCCACCCCAGCCGAGGGAGGCAGCCAATGCTGATGCGGTCAATCATCCCGCTCACTACGGTGGCGCCGATAACCCCTATGAAGCCATCAAGGTTATCGAGGCATGGAACCTTGGCTTCAACCTGGGAAACACCGTCAAATACATCTCGCGAGCCGGCAAGAAAGACGCCCTTCCTCAGGAGCTCAAAAAGGCACGCTGGTATCTCGACCGCGAAATCTCGAACTTGGAGAAAGAGGCCCAACGATGAGCGCCTCCGACCTCCAGCCTTTCCGCGTTCACTTCCACGATCCGGACCTCGCACCCATCGACATTGACGCCCTTTGCGCCGCCGACGCTCGTGAGATCGCCATCGAGCGCCGTGGCGTTTCGCCCGGTGCCATCCGAAAAACCAAACTCATCAGGGAGACAAGCTAATGGCCGTATTCCGCCCCGAATTCGAGCGCTCCGACGTGGAGCGCATCTATCGAGCCATAGCCGATAGAGAGCCAACGATGGAGCTGCTCCAGCTCGTCTACGACACATTCGGTGAGACGTGTGATCTACGCCCCCCCGTCAACGAGCTGCGGCTGGCCGGCCTCTGCGAGACTGGAGTGCGCGCCCGTGGCTGACGTCTGGTTCACCATCCACCGCTCCAATCTCCACCAGGCGTTTGCACGCGTGATGGGGGCGATCGAAGTGCGCAACACCATCCCGATACTGTCGCATGTCCTGCTGGAGCCGACCGGCGATAGCATTCTGCTGCGCGGCTCAAACCTCGACCTGCAGATTGACGCGGAATGCGAGGCGATCTCGATCGTCGAGCCTATCCCGTTCACCATCCCGGCAGCGCGGTTTAAGGATATTCTGGCGACACTGCCGGAAAGCGCCGAGATCAGCTTTGGCCCCGGACGGAGCAAGGACAGTATCACGATCTCGACCGGCCATTCCCGGCTGTCGGTTCCGTTCCTGCCTGCGCATGATTTCCCGGTCATCCCAACAAAGGCCGCGCTTAGCTGGACACCGATATCCGGCAAGCCCTTGGCCGATGCCATCGAGAAGGCATCCTTCGCCCTGAATAAGAATGACGATCGCGTCTATCTCACAGGCTATTGCCTGCACGGGGAGAAGGGCGGCGATGGCCTCGTTGTGGCAACGACCGATGGATTGAGCCTCGCCAAGGTCACGGCCGCAACGGGCGGATGCCCTGCATTTCCTGCGGTCGGTGTAACCTTCCCGCACATCATCGTGCCGCCGCGCGCCGCCGACAGCATTCGCAAGCTGCTTGAGGGCGCAGTACAGGGCGCATCGATTGCAGCCACCGACGCGATCCTCGCCGTGCGCTTCGATGGCGTGACGATTACGTCAAAGCTGATCGACGGCAAGTATCCCGAGTATGATCGGGTCATCCCCGCCCCCGCAGGCGCAACCATCGGCGTCAAGCTCGACGCCCTGTCGTCGTCGATCAGACGCGTCTGCGTGATGATCGACGACGCTTCGCGGGATGCCCTCTTCATCCGCACGCTCGACGGACTGGTGAACGTCGACCTGGTCGGCCGGGATGGCGGCGCAGCGCATGATGCGTTCTCTGGCGAGATCGATGCGCCGGAAGACCTTGAGATCAGCCTGAACGGCGAGCAGCTCAAGAAGATGCTGGCGAGCATCGACAGCTCCGACATCGTCATCCACACCACGGCAGACGGCGCTCGCATCATTGTGCGCCCCGTCGGCATTCCTGGCGAGACGTACCTGCTCAGCACCATGAAGCCGCGCTTCTCCGCAGCAGCGGAGCAGGCGGCATGACGACACGCGATATGAAACGCCGCATGCAGGCCTACCGCAAAGGCGTGTCCGACATGCGCGAGCGCGCCATCGCCGCCGCCAGCCAGGCGCTCAACGGCATCGAATGCGAGTGCGGCAGTACCGACCCTGAGACCGGGACGCACGAATGCAGCCTCATGGTCCGGGGCCAAGACTGCCTTTGCAGCGAGCGCGCCGAGGAGGCCGAGGCCATCGTCGAGCGCATCCGGCAGATCACTATCGAGGTCGATCGATGAACTTGGATGTTGCCAAATCGGACTATCAGAAAGTCTGCGAGCTGCTGGACCTCGCCAGCCCGGAATGGTGCGAATCCTATGACACCAAGAACCAGCGTGCCGAGATCTGCACCAAGGATGCGCGGACCGGTGAGGTGATGCCCATCGCTCACATCCTTCCCGATTGCGGCTATGACGATCGCCGGCTGATGATGCGCAGCCCGACCTACATGCGATCGCTCGTCTTCCTGTTGCGCCACGCCTTCACCGAGATCCGCGACCTTCGCCAGCAGCTCGCCGCTCGCCAACCCGAGGCAAAGAAGTTCGCCGCGGAATGCGCCATGAAGTGCGAGGAGCCGGCCTTCCTGAAATTCCTTGAGGAACGCCACGGCCTTGAGCGCCCGCTGACCAAGGATCGCGCCGCCACAAAGGTGCGCTCGATCCTGAGTATTTCATCTCGCAGGCAACTCGATGAGGAACCGGCAGCCGCAGAACGCTGGAAGCACCTGCGACGGGACTTTGATGCATGGAGGCGGAGCTAATGATAGCGCAATCCGACGGCCCGCTCGGTAAAATCTACACGCTCGATGAGGCCTGCGCGTACCTGCGGATGACCGTCCGCGCGGTCACCAAGGTTGCCAAGCGAGATGGCCTATGCACTATCTCGGGTCGAGATCTGCTCTTTAGCGAGAGTGACCTGTTGGCAATTTGGGATGCGATGCGATGCCACTCAAGCTCGTCGAGCGCAAAGGCTCGGACTTCTACTACATCCGGGGCACCGTCCGCGGACAAAGCATATTCGAATCTACTGGCACTCGCGACCGAGAAGTCGCGGAGGCGATCCGCATCCAAACGGAAAGCCGCCTGCTGAACGAAAGCGTTCACGGCAAGAAAGCGCTCATCACATTCGAAGAGGCCGCGCAGTCCTATATTGCGTCAGGAGGCTCCGAGAGGTTTCTCATCAAGGTCTCTCCCGCCACAGGTAAAGTTTCCGGCATCGTCACGTACTTTCGCGGAAAACTGCTGAAAGACTTGACCCAGTCCGACCTGGACGCAGCCGCCCGCATCCTCTTTCCAACAGCATCGGCCGAGACGAGAAACCGGCAGTGCTACACACCATTCATCGCCGTCTGGAACCATGCTGCCGGCAATCAATGGGCGGAAGTGCGTCAGTGGAAGAGGCCGAGAAAGGCCAAAGGCACGAACGTCGTCAAACTCAAGGTGCGCGCAGGCACCAAGCCGACGTCCTATGACCGCGCAGCTGAGTTTGTCGCCGCCATGTCTCCCGCCCCGGCCCAACTGATGACGGCGCTGTTTTACACTGGTATGCGGCCGATCGAGATATTCACTCTGGAGGCTCCAGAGGTGAACGTGCAAGGCCGTTGGATCACCCTAGACAGAAGCAAGACGGGTGAGGCGCGCGGCGTTCCTATCCACGAGTTTCTGGTGCCGCTCTTTGAGGCGCTGGTGGCGCGTGGAGGCATTCTGTTCCGTTCACATAAGGGAGAGCCCTACCCGCCGACAGAGGAATTTGGCGGCCAGCTTTCCAGCGCCATCAAAGGCGCTCGCAACCGCCTCAAAAAAGCCGGCGTCACGATCTTCGACATAGCGCCCTACACCGGGCGCCACACGGTCTCGACACAGCTCGTGGTCAACGGAATACACCCATACATCAAGGATCAGATCCTCGGCCACGCCGCCGACGATATGAGCCGGCACTACACCCACGTGCCGCAGCAGCCATTGATCGAGGCAATCAACACCCTTCCTGTTCCCCAGCTCTGGCGTGAACAGGAATGGTGGAGCGATCCTGTCTATTGGTCGCGGAAGCTGGTGAAGTGGGGAGATCCGGCGAAGCGTCGCGAGCAGAAAGCGGGATAATCGAACCTGTGCAAAATCTGTGCACTGCAATTGCGTAAGTCGAATTTATTCATTATCGCCATTATCTTACAAGGTGTCGCCTCTGGCCTTGGTAAGGGAGAGGCCGAGAGTTCAAATCTCTCTAGCAGCACCAGTTTTCCTTCTATTTTGCCTCAAAACCATGGCGCTATTCGCCACCATTGCACCGCGATGAACACGCACATGTGCATAGCCGCTCAACCCGTCCAGACATGGGCGAACAAAGCCTTGCAATCGTCACATTCAGCTCCTATTTGGCGGAAATCGATATTGCTGACGAACTTTGTGTCGGCGCCCTAAGCGCGTGAGAGACGGACTTCCCTCTTCAAAATCGGTTATCCTGATCCGGAGGTTTTTTCCGGAAATGTCTATTACGAGCGATTGAAAGGGAATCGTCATGGCTACAGGCACAGTAAAGTGGTTCAACAGCACCAAGGGTTTCGGCTTCATCCAGCCTGACGACGGCAGCCCGGACGTGTTCGTTCACATTTCGGCCGTTCAGCGCGCAGGCCTTTCCGGCCTCAACGAAGGTCAGCAGATCAGCTACGAGCTGACGCGCGACCGCAAGACCGGCAAGTCTTCTGCAGACAACCTGCAGGCCAAGTAA